CTGGTAACAGCTAATCGGTTCTACTAAGTCAGGAGAACCCCCTACTCTCAAGAGTATGGCCGCAACCTGCGATAATTGGCTTTAACGAGTGTGTAGACCGGTATCCCTTAGGGGATATAAGGTCTCGCTACTCACCCAGACCAAGGGTGTCTGCAGCTCATCTTTTCTATGCCGTCATCGGATTAAGATCCGGGCGGTTTAAAGATGAAAACTGATTTGACACGACTTGGACTAAGGGAAGTGCTTGTTAAAGTGTTTCTCTGCGCCAATCCAAATTAATAAATGCAAGTGAATCTAACTAATTTCTTATTTAGAGCTTTCGTGAAAAGCTTATTAGTGCTTGACACGGTATGCCTTGTTCTTAGGGTTATTCAGAACTCTAGGCACAATGTCGCTGCCTTACGTGAGTGAGTAGGCATTGCTTACCCCACTCTGTATAGAGCGATTAACATTTCTTTGTTAATTTTCTTTGGCTGTTTGATCTACTACTTTGGTAGAGACCCCGCAGTTTTAGCTGCAGCCGTGCCATTGGCCGGTGGGTCTGACAAACGCTCTGACAAGTCCTTATTTAAAAAGTGAGTTTATCTCGCTTCTACGATAAGGCCTATGTTCAAAATCGATGTCAATGACAGGATATCTCGAAAGAGAGTCCAAGACCTACTTATACCACTTATTCATATCTGTGTGGTGGTAGGTTACAAGCCTACAAAGCCCCTTGTTGGGGTTCTTGCAAATTATCTTCGATTTCTTGGAAGATTTTGTAAGAACTCCGGGGTGGCTGGTTGTTGTTTATATTTAAAACGTTGTTTTATTATACTTCAACAGTCCGTCTCTGGTTATAAACCAGATTTGACCTTGAAGGGTCCTCGTGTAAGATTAGCAGGTGCTTTCTTACCTTCTATCATTCCTATTCAACACAGGTGTCGAATTAGGCGTAATGATGCGAAAGTTATCCAGCTATGGCTAAGCTTATTCTCGTTATATCGAGTTTTAGAGTATCCAGGGGAGCTAAAACTTAACACGATCATAGATCCATGTGTTAATGAAGCTCTAATGGAAAAGCAAGTAGAGCAGCTTGAAGGGTTTGTAGAAGATTTTTATAACCTTCTATCTCTCCCTCGTAACGTTGGTCGAGTACCCAAGAGGGGAATTACAGTTTATCCAACTGAATCCCTGGAGGAAGAGACATTTCCGGTCGCAAAACCGTATATAATATCAAAGTCTTCTCCTCAAACGGATCAAACTCAACCCGACTTTATTACTGCTTCTTCTCAAGGAGCTCTCCGTTCCGCAGCGCAAGCGCTGTGGGAGTCATCAGTATGAGAATACTTGGTGGGGTTTACCCCACGATTCTCTAGTCAAGTCGGAATGGATATTATAGGGCAAATTCTGTCTTATAATCTCCCGAAGACTGGTATTCAGGATGACAGGTTGGGAAAACTGGGGAAGAAACAGGAGCCTGCAGGAAAGATTAGGATATTTGCAATGGTGGATATATGAACGCAGTGAGCTATGCTCCCTCTTCATAAGCTACTATTCAGACATCTTAAGAAATTACCTATGGATGGAACGTTCGATCAGCTCGCTGCCGTGAGGCGGCTTGTTGATTTTGGTTACTCTAAGTATTTTTCTTATGATCTGACCGCGGCTACTGATAGACTTCCAGTGCTTCTTCAAGAGAAGCTGTTAGTACCACTTTTAGGAGTAGCTCGAGCTCGAGATTGGCGTGTGATTCTCACAGGCCGTTATTATGGTGTAGGCGTCGGTCGGCTAAATAAAACAAAGTGAATTAGATACTCCGTTGGGCAACCAATGGGGGCTCTGAGTAGCTGAGCTATGTTAGCCTTAACTCATCATTTCATAGTGCAAGCAGCTAGTTACTTTGGGGGCTCGCGTCATCTATTTTTAGATTATGCGGTCCTCGGTGACGATGTTGTTATTTGCAATAAGAAGGTGGCCCGCCGTTATCTCCTGATAATGGAGCGACTTGGACTGAAGATTAATCTTGCTAAGTCCCTTGTGAGTAAATATGCGCTCGAGTTCGCAAAGAAATTCTTTTGGCATGGGTGGGATCTCTCACCTAAAGTGCTAAAGGATTTGAATGGCTTGAGATCAATCATGTCCTCTTTACCAAATTTTGGTCTACGACATGATCTTGGCTTGCCGTCTCTACTAAGGCTGGTCGGTGCTGGTTATAGGATCTTAGGGTCGTTTCGTACTCGTACTTTTATGTCATTGCCTCTTAGGTATAAGATGGTGATGATTATGTACTTCTACGATCCGAATGATCTATGGCGATGATATTGCAGGCGGGGGGTGTGTGAGTATTATCTTCCTACCCATTATCAGAGTAAAACTCTGCTTCTGGAGAAGATTATACCGCTGTTCTCTCGTCTCATTGCAGAGTCATATAGGACCTTTGATTCTAACGCAGGGAAAGCGTATCTGTCTGTTCTTGCTACACCTATCGATCACCAGTTAGGACTTCGTCTTATACTGGATGAAATTGATAGGGTCAAGGATGACTTATGCCTTGTCCAAGCGTGCTCTAGCCCTACCCCTTTTCGGGATCTATGATACTCTACCAAGGATTTTGACCTTGTATTACGAGCTCTTCATCTGGCCCTCGAAGTGGCCTCCTCCTTACCTCAATTGAAGGGAATGTACTCACGTACTGAACCGGATGTTGATAAAGAGGTGTTCTCGCGACGAGTTGCTATATGAAACTTTGTTAATACACAGATCTTGAATCTGAAGTGTCCTATCGTAGATAATCCAAATTGGATAATTAAACCTGAGGCATTAGACATAATGTCATCTGCTGGTGTCGATTTAATTCGATACTGGACTGGTTTATGGGTCTGATGGTTAAGGTTAGAAAATGCTGTTTGCTGGGGATTGGGACGTATATTTCAATATTGTCATATTGTCTTTTCGGGGCTTCCAGTATTTCTTTACCTGTCATTTAACAGGACTGGAGAATCTTGAGAATTTTATATTCTCCCTCTTGCTTATACGATCGATTTCTGTCAGATCGTGCCAGAGGTTTTTGAACCCTTAGGACTTAATTGACCTTTTATTTTATATACGTATCCTTTATCCTCTTATTTCTAGTTTCTCTATGGGGTTCAGAAATGGCTAGGCTTCGGAATCAGTGCGAATTTCTCTTAATTGAGAATGACATGCTGAGAGACGAGGTCGATGCTATTGGTCGCTTGAATGCGGCAAATGAACTGCTCATGGAGATAATGCATCTACTGTCTCAATTCTACTTGAGAATGATGCAGTACAGCTAGAGGTGATGAGAGCAATCTTAGGCTACGCTACTTAAATACGATCCCTTCAAGGAGGCTTGAATAATATACCTCCTTCTACGGAAGGAATTGTGTATATAAATATCGAACGCAACCTGAGCGCCCTCTCTCAGAAGTCCAGAAATGGCGG